AGAAGTAATTGAACTTATGAGATGTGGATATTATTTGAAAGAAAAAGTAGAGAAATCGGCACAAAAACAAGCAAGACCAAAAGTTGAGGACTAAATAATAACTAATCATTGAGGAGGTATGAAGAGAGCAAATGGAAAAATGTTTTAAATGTGGTCGGCCATTTTCAACTTATCAAGAATCTTGGGCTTGCGATGATAAGGATTATTGGCATTTAGATTGTGATAATGGTAAAATAAATGAAGAGGACACAATTAAAAAAAATTGGCAAATGGGGAAGGTTATGGATAAAAGAGAGAGCAAAGTTAAAGAAGATTTATCAGAATAAGGGGATTACAATTTGTGAATTAAATTTTTCTGGTTGTTGGCATAATGAATATTTAGGATTTGCTCATCTTGAAAAAAGAGCATTTTATAGGCAATTTCCTCACTTGTTAGGTTCATTCAATCATACTTTATTGGCTTGTAATTATTGTCATGGTATAATAGAGAATGATAGAGAATTAACCAAAAAGATGTTTGATAAATTAAGACTTAATATAAAATGGTGAAGAAAGAAGCCCAAATTTTAAAAGAAACCTTATTAAAAAATCTGTTATCTTTAAAACGTGAAGGATATTCAAGATTCTTTATGATTCAAAACAACCATACCCAAAAGCTATTTCACATTTTTAAAAGAGGAGTAGAAACCACAGTAAAGATAATTGGTCAAAAGAAAGGTAGAGGAAGCGCCGAATTATCAATGAAGTTCGAAACTTACGAGCATCTTGTAAGAGATGAGTTTATAAAAGAAGCAGAGAAAATAATTAAATTTGTTAATAAGTAATTGTTATTTAAAACGATGGCGAGGTGGCAACCATAGTGAAAAGACACTAAAGGTTATAACTGATAAAACTATCGCCAAAGTGATAGCAAGGGTAATAATCTTTCGCCATCATTTTAGATAATAATTATGTCAGAAACAAAATCAGTATTTTTATTCGCCAGTATAATTTGGATTTGTATAACCTGTATTGTTCTTTGGGATTGGTATGGAAACATTGAAGAGAAAATTAAATGGAACGAGTTTGTAAAGGCCGGGAATTGCGTAGTAATGGATCAGTTCGGTTGGTGTTGGTCGGCAGAAGAATGGCAAAGTTATTTAGACGAAACAAAAGAAGTAGTATTTGAATGAAAAATATATTTTTACAATTATTGATATTAGCAGGAGTTTATCCAGTATATTTAATGTATAAGTTTGGCTATTATAACGGATTTGTTTGTTGGATATTAGAAATGGGATTGTGGTATGCGTTTTGTTGGAGTATAATTAAATTAGCGAAAGATGAAAGTTGATATTTTTGACTATACAAAAAGTAGAATTAGAGAACAGATAGTTTTTGCGATTGGAATATGTTGTCTTTACCCCGTTTATTTGTTAGTCAGACTATTCGTATTTTTTAAAGAAGACAAAATTGCGCCTTTAATAATATCTTTAGTAATCATCACATTTTTTATGATAAGATATTTGTATTTCAATGTCTTCTTAGATAGGTTCTTAATATTTTATTTAGTATTCTTCTTTTTAATAACACTATGTATTCAAGAAAATATTTACCAAAAAATGGATAATATAGAAAATGAATGAAAAAGAATTATTAAAAAAACTTGTTCAACTGACATTAGAGAAAAACAATTGGTGTGAAGGACTTGGTAATAGAATGTTTATATTTGAAAGTGAGAAAGGATTTCCTGCTTGTTTCTTTATAGATGAATTAAAAAAACAGAACCCGAAGATAACAAAAGAAGATATTTTCAGGATTATAGTAGCATACCAACATAAAAAGACAGAGCATAAAGTTTTGTCAGGAATAGGAGAAGAAAGATTAAAAGAATATCAAAAATATAATAAAAATCAACTAATTAAGTTTTGGGAAACAGAAGAATTAGATTTATAATTTATGGCAAAGAAAGTTAGAATAGAAAACCATATCCATTGTCCTGATTGCGGAGAGATTTTAGAAGTAATTGGGTCTCTCTTTATTGAAGATTTAGGATTAGTAGAAATTTATAAATGTCTTGATAGTATTTTTATTTATGAAAGTTGGAAAGGTAAAATTAAAAAGATTTATAGTTATGAGAAAGAAACTAAAAAATAAAGGAGGCAGACCAACTAAATATAATAAAGAGATTCTAATAAAGTCCAAAGAGTATGTTAAGAAATGCAAAGATGGTTTTATTAAAGAAGTTGAAAGCATAAATAGTAAAACTGGTCGCAAGAGATTTAGAACAAGGTTAAAAGTTAATCTTCCAAAGGTTGAAGGATTGTGCTTGTCTTTAAGTATTACAAGGTCAACAGCTTATGAATGGGCTAAAAATTACAAAGAGTTTTCGGACATATTAGAACAGATAAATCAAATTCAGGCAAATCGTGTAATTAATGAAGCGTTGTCTGGCAGATATAATCCTCTCATAGCAAAACTATTATTAGGCAAGCACGGATACAAAGATGATTCAAAAATAGAACACTCTGGCGGTATATCTCTAACAGAAGCATTAAAAAAAGCAGATGAAGAAAATGATTAAAATAACTATTACAGATACATACAAAGACAGAACAGAAGGGAGAGTTTAATTTTATAGATAGAAAGAGTTTTGAAAGATATTTTGATAAGAGAACCAAAGCAGGATCGTCTGAATTATATGTAATGCTTTATAAATGTTGGTTAAAGTATTTTAAGAAAGATGTCTGACTCTCAACTTATAAACACTTGGAGAAAATCCCCAATAGCTTTTATAAAAGACATCTGGGGTTTAGTTCCTCAACCTTTAAAATCTGAATACATAGAAGTATCAAAGCGAGTAGCACTCCGGGAATTCAAGAAAGAATGGTTTGAACCTTTTATCAAGGGAAAACATATCACTTGGCAACAATGGGTTATCTTATTAGCCGTAGAGAAGTCATTAAAATATGCAGCGCCAAAGAGATTATCAGTAGCCACCGGACACGGCATTGGAAAAGCACTTTTTGCAGAAGATTATGTTCCTACTATAAAAGGAATGAAATTAGTTAAAGAGATTAAGGTCGGAGATTATCTGTTCGGCGAAAAAGGAGAAAAAGTTAAAGTCAAAGCAGTAAAAAATTGGGGGAAAGTTCCATTTTATAAGGTAAATTTTGACGATAAAAGTTCCATTGAAGTAAGTAGTGGTCATCTTTGGAAAGTAAAAAATAGACAAGATAGAAGGACTAAAAGTGATTGGCAAATTTTAGAAACAGAACAAATTATTAAATTGGGAATTAAAAGACCGAATGGGATTACTAAAACTAAACAATGGGAAATACCAATACAGGGAATTGTTAAATATAAAAATAGAAATCATTTAGTTGACCCTTATACTTATGGGGTATGGTTAGGCGATGGTGATAAAAGGGGTGGAAAAATTACTAATTTTGATAAAGAAGTTTGGGATAATATACCATATAATAAATTAGGAAATATAGGTAACGGTGTTTGCACCGTTGAAAGATTAGTAACTAAATTAAAAAAAGATAATTTATTTGGATGCACAACTTATACTGCAAGAATAGATAGAAGATATATTGAAAGTGATAAAAGGTTGGAAGTTTTAAGGGGATTATTAGATACCGATGGTTGGGTAGAAAAAAGTGGTGGAGTCGGATTTGGTTCTACTTCGCGTCAATTAACTCGTGATGTGATAGAAATATCTCGTTCTTTGGGATTGAAAACAAGGGAAGAAAAATTTAAAAAAAATGATTTTGCTGGATGTTGGTTGACACATATAACATGGAATGGCAAGTTTGACCTTTTTAAAATTAAGAGAAAACAAAATAAGTTAATTTTAGCAGAGGAGAGATACCAAAAAAGATGGATTTCCAGTATAGAAAAAATAGACGACAAAGAAGGTATTTGTTTTGAAGTTGAAAATAATTTATTTTTAACAAAAGACTATCATGTAACTCATAATAGTTGTGTCTTATCGTGGTTGATTCTTTGGTATCTATTTTGTTTCAAAGACGCACAAATACCTTGCACTGCTCCGACATCAGAACAAATACACGATGTTTTATGGAAAGAAACTGCTGTTTGGCTTAACAAAATGCCGACAGAGATTAAGGCGCTTTATGGCTGGAGTGCTGGTTATATAAGAATAAAAGAATCTCCCGAAACTTGGTTTGCAAGGGCAAGAACGGCCAGAAAGGAAAATCCCGAAGCTCTTGCTGGGATTCACGGGGATTTTGTTCTTATTGCGGTAGACGAGAGTTCAGGAGTGCCAAACGAGATATTCAAACCGGCAGAGGGAGCAATGACAAACGAGAACATCTTGATTATTCTTATAGGCAACCCAGTAAGGAATATAGGATATTTTTACGACACTCATCATTCTGATAAATTAAATTGGCAAGGATTGTCTTTTAGTTCAGAAGAAAGTCCAATTGTGGAATATGGATATTGTGAGAGGATAGCGACAAAGTTTGGATTAGATTCAGACGAATACAGGTATATGGTTTTAGGATTATTTCCAAAAGAGGACACGATTGACGACAAAGGATATGTCCCGCTTCTTGTTTCAAGCGATTTAAAATATACAACAGATGAGAAGTTTGTAGGAAGCAAACGATTAGGAATAGATCCGGCCGGAGAAGGGAGCAATAAGACAGCGTGGGTAATAAGAGATAATTTCAAAGCAATGGTAGCTGGCAAGGAAGAAATCAGCAACGGCAAAGGAATAGCACAGAAAAGCATAACCTTAATGGATTTCTACGGAATGAAAAAGAAGAAGGATGGCAACAAAGATGTAATAGTTGATGCTTTCGGAATAGGAGTTGATGCTGTTAAAGAATTAGCCCTCGCAGGATACAATGTTAATTCTGTTAATGTAGGAGATAAACCAAAAAATCTAACCGCAGAAGACAAGGAAGATGAGAAGTTATTCATCAACAAGCGCGCTATGGCCTACGATAGAATGAAGAATTGGTTGAGAAGTGGTGGAGAATTAGTGAATAACAAAGAGTGGAGCCAGTTATTACAAATTAAATATACTCGTATCTTATCGGGTAAGAAAAAGATAATGGGTAAGGAAGATATGCGAAAGTTAGGAATCCAGTCGCCTGATATAGCCGATGCCTTGATGCTCACATTTATTGAACGAGAAGAAGTTGAGGATTACGAGCCTTACAAACAATCCCCATGGAAACCTCTATCCGAGTATGAGGGAACAGGGGAACAAAAAGTGATATGAAAAAATGGGCTAAAGATTTATTATAATGCCAGAAAATAAAACTAAACTAACCCCAGTATATTTAACAGAGAAGGAGTCCTCAGTCTTTATTGCGATGAGGCAAGCAAAAGTTTTTGATATGGAAGACACGGATATTATAATGCATTTTAATCCTGACAAAGTTTTAACAGATATTAAAAAGCCAATACAAAAGAAAATAAATCAATTCACTTTTATTTACAAACGCAGGAAGCTCTTGACAGATAGTTAGGAAAAATTATAGAATAAAGAAAATATAAATACAGCCCTGAACTTTGAGGGGATTTATCCCTGCCCAGAGAGGGGCTTCAGTAGATACTAATTCTTTTAGTGTTTTCTGAAGCCTCTCTTTTTATTTACATGCCAGAACAAACAATATCATTAGGAGATAAATTATCTCCAATCGCTTGTAAGCAGATTAGAACATCTGCGGATTTTAAAAAGACCCGTTTAATTGCGATAAAGAAAAACGAGGAATTTTATAATGGAAGAAAAATAAGCGCTCCAATAGGAGTATCTACAATAGCTCTTCCAACTATGGCAGGATTTGTTGAGGATTTAAAATCAAAGATAGACGACCCGCCAGTTTTAAAATATACGCAAACAGATTTAGCTGATTTAAAAATAATGCAAAAGGCTTCCGCCGCTTGGCAAAAAGATTCTGCAACTATACGAGGCAACTGGCCTTTAATTGATAGATGGGCGAAAACAATGGCTATCTTTTCAGGCAGAGCAATCTATCAGTATATGGCAGAGTCAATTCCAAAATATCGTTCTGTTCTTTCAGTTGTAGATTATGAGGACTTTCTATGCGAACCAATGGGAGGAGGACATCTTGAAAATCATTTATTCTGTGGAAAGGATAATGTTTTCAGAACTAAATCTGAATTAAAGAAAGGCGCAGAAGGAGGAATCTATAATGCCAAACAAGTTTCAAAACTTATTTCTTCAGTTGATAACAAAGAGTTAAAAATCAACGAAGATTATTATTCAAACAAAAACGATAGATTTAAAAATTTAGGATTGGATATAGAATCTCATCAATATGTCGGACAGGATATTTATAGGTTAGTAGAGTGGTGTATGACATATAACGGCGAGAGATACTATATGCTCCTTGAATATAATACAGGGGTTTGGATAAGATGTCAGCCGTTAAAAGAAGTATTTAGAAATGCGAGATATCCTTATGTGTCTTGGGCGACAAATGAAGATGCTTTGAACTTTTGGTCTAAAGCGCCTTGCGATGATGTCCGGCCAGTGGCTCACGCTATAGATTCTCTTTTCAATCAAGCGGTTGATAATAGGAATAAAAAGAACTTTGGAATGAGAGGATATAGTGCAGAGATGATTCCACATCCTAAAGATTTAGAATGGCGACCTGATGGATTAGTTAGATTTACTCCAAAAGGAAGACCAATGTCTGAAGGAATTTATGAGTTTAATGTAGGAGATATTTCAGGAACGATAGATTTAGTCGCCTTAATGAAAGGATACATTGATAGGGAGGTAGGAACTAATCCTCAAGAAGGCGGAGCAGAGGGTCAAGAGCAGAAGGTAGGAATCTACTTTGGTAATCTTCAAAGAATGGCGGATAAGATAGGATTGAAGAATAAATCTTACCGGGAATGTTGGCAACAGCTTGGATTGAGATACTTCGATGGATTAGTAGAACACTTAAACGAACCAATGATGGTTCAAATGATAGGTGAAACAGGAGTAGAGTGGGATGAATTACGGAAAGACGAATTAAAAGAAGTAGATGATTTCAACATTGAAGTTGAGAGTGGGTCAGCAGAAGTCGCCGCCAATGAAATGAAAATGCAGAAGAGAAGAGATGCTATAACCCTGCTTGTCCAAGACCAAGAGTTAAAACAATCAGTCGGACAGCAATGGCTTATTCAAGAGATACTAAGATTTGGTTCTTATGAAGAGGCAGATATTAAAGTAGCTATGGCTAAAGAGGGAACGAATATAGAACTATTATCAGAAGCATCAAAAGCAATTCAAGAAATACTCGCAGGTAAGAAACCAAAACTTAATCGTGGCGCCGACACTTCATTTATTAAAAAGATACTTGACTTTGCTACTGATAGTGATGTGGATTTAGATAAGTTTAAAGCTCTTACAGATTATGCCAAAGCTCATATTCCAGTAGCAATGGAAAATATGGCAAGGAAAGCTAACGCTATAATTTCAAAAATACCTCAAGAAGAAAGACCGATGCTTCCGACAGGAGGTCCTGCAATACCAGAACCTAATCCTGCTATTCCACAAATGGGAACTTCAGGGATAAAAGCCACAAATATATTACAAGGTAAAAGCCAACCAGCACCAATATAATGAACGCAGAAGAATCAATACAAAAATTAGAGGAAATAGAAAAAGCATGGACTTGGGATACTGATAAAAGCAAAGCCAACTCTACTATAAAACGAGTTAGAGATTTAGTTATTAAAAAGGATTTATTAAAACATGTCGCTATAAAAGATTTAATATCTCTGTTAAGTTCTGAAATCCAATCAATCACAAGATTCCTTGCTTGGGATGAAAAAGCGACTGATGATATAAGAGAAAAAAAGTATATTAAGCGAGATGCCTATATCTTCCTACTTTCAATCTTTGGCGATCCAGATAAAGAATTAGAGGACATAGGAGAAAAGGTTGAGGAAGATTATAAACAAATAAAAGAAGATGCCATATAAATCGGAAAAACAGCGTAGATATTTATACGCAAACGAACCCAAAATCGCAAAGAGATGGACAAGGAAATATGGATCTAAAATTAAAAAAACTAAAATAAGACGCTATGTCAAATAAGAAAAAGGAGTTAGAGAGAATAGGTGAAAAGGTAGAGCGAGATTTTAATAATATAAATAAATAATATGTCAAAAAAATCATTAAAAGATAGGATTATAGAAACAATCAAAAGTAAAGTAAAAGGTCAAAGAAGAAGAGATATTATAGCAAAAGCATTAGTGTTTTCAAAAGAAAATAAAAACTCCTTTGTAATTATAGGAGATACAAAAAAAGACATCATATCAATCGCGTATAACGATAAGTTTATGACTACTGATATTAAAAGCCCTATATTCAGATGTAATACGCACATAATTAGACGATTTCTTCTTAAAGAGTTTGAAGGCACAGAAGAAGGACAAAAAATAGTTAGAGAGTTCATGGGGATATTCCAAACATTGATTCTTAATTTTGTAAGGATAATAAATAAAAAGGTCGGCGATAATAAACCTAATAACTAAAATTATGGCAAAAACAAAAAAAGTAATAAAGAAAGTAGAAAAGATAGAAGAGCCGAAAGTTGAAGAACCAAAGGAAGAGCCGAAGGAAGAACCGACACCAGAAGAACCTAAATCAGGCAAATCAGTTGTTGTTGAATACAAAGGAGATGGCGGAATTACTACCAGAGAGTATTCTTTAGAAGTCCACGGAGCAGGATACAAGGATTTAGCAAAAATGTTTGCTGGTAAGAAGAACGGCAAAATCTTATAAACATTACGGGTTATGGTATTGAGTGGGTAGCATAACCTAATTATTAACCACCATTGAGGGATAGCGACCTTAAACAGCTATTGTTTGAGAAGTCAATTAAAAAACTTCCTAAATTTATGGAAAACATAAAACAAGAGGTAGAACCAAAACTACCCGACAAAGAGTCAAAAGAAATCTTGGAAGAAATAGCAAAAGAAAAGAGCGAAGCATCTGAAGATGTTAAGCCAAAGGAGTCGGAAGAGGTTAAACCTGAAGAGGTTAAGCCAGAACCCGACCAAAAAGACGATGGTAAAGTGGATGACACCATCGAGAAAGACAAGCCAAAAAGAACTCCAAAGTCAATGCCATTATTCGAGCATGAAATAGCGAAAAAGAATTGGGAAAAGGATTTAACTGAAAAGGAAAATAAGATTCTCGAACTTACAACGCAACTTCAAGATAAGTCAAAAATTGACCAAACGGCCGACATCGAAAAGTTTGCCGAAGATTCTGGGCTTCCTAAGGAAACTATTAAGGGATTAGTCGATATAATCTCTAAATCACTTCCTAAACAAGGCACAGAACTGTCTGAAGAAATTAAACAAAAACTTCAAGACTTCGAAGAATCTAAAAAGAAATTAGAAGAAAGAGAAGAGAAAGAAGGGTTTGAATCTGATTATAAGAACAAAATTCTGCCAATTCTTGAAAAAGATGGCATCTCTGATGATAAAAAGAAAGAAAGGATTAAGAAAATCGTTGAAACTCTTGCATATACGAAAAAATATGCTGGGTACGACTTAGACCACATATATCTTGTGGCTCCTGAGTTCAAAGATTTTAAAGAAAAAGGGAAACCATCAGGGGAACATTCTCGCGGTACTCCTCACATTGAGGGAGAAGAAAAAGGAGTTATGGATATGACTGATGAAGAGTTTGATAAGTGGTCTGAAGCTGAAGGTAAAAAGCAAAAGACAGGAACACTTACCAGAATTGAAGGAGGAGAAAGCCGTAGTGTTCGCTAAATCTAAATCGTTAGTGGCTCATTACTAACTTAAAATTGAAAATATGAGCAATAGTTTAACAGCGAGTTTTGCCGAATATATGTCCCGAAGGATGCAACGAAAGTATTTTCGTAATGCAGTATATCCAATTATTGCTAATTATGAGGAAGTAAAAGGCCTCAAGAAAGGTGATACATTGAATAGACCTTACAGAAATACCCTTACGGTTAAGACCGTAGGAACTGACGGGGCTATTACAAGGCAAACAATTACCGACACGAATGAAGCGTTGTCTATCGCAACTAAGAAAGAAGTCACATTCTACATTGAAGCGTATGATGAGATTCAAACTAACTACGCTACCAGAAATCTGTATGCCGATGATGCCGGAATGGCATTAAAGCTATACATTGATGGTGATGTATTGGGAGAATACGATCAAGCTGCTTCAACCGTAGATGATGGTGACTTGGGTGGAACAGACGCACTCGGATTCACTTTAACCGTTGATAATATTCTTTCCGTGTTTGGAAAAGCACGAAAGAAATTAGATAGGTTAAATATCCCAGAGAGCGACAGATGGGCGATTTTATCTCCTGAGTTTTGCGATGTTCTTTACCAGTATTTAGCTGGAAAAGAAAGCACATTGGGTGATTCAACAGGCCAGAACGGAAACATTGGTAAATACGGAGGTTTTACTTTGTACAAATCCAATGGATTAGGTTGGTCAGCATCTCTCTTGATGGGTGATATAGCGACAGAAAATGATACTCTTGTTATAGCAGGAGTTACCTTTACTTTCAAAGCAACTTGCACCACTGCGGGAGATATTGATATTAAGACAACTGCTGCAACTCAAGCAACAGCGATAACAACCGCCTTTAATAACACCACTGGATATGCGGCAGAAGTTGGAGCAGCCGCAACTTACTTTGAAGTAACAGCAGACAACAGAACTCTATTAGAAGGAATTGTAGCATCAGTAAGTTCAGCTACGGTTTCTTTCAAAGGAGAAGGTGTTGGTTGGGTAGCGGTTTCAGAAACCTTTACTGAAGATACAAGTGTCTTTACTACTGCATTAGAGATTCAGCATAACCTATTCGGTCAAGGCAGACCTATTGATTTAGTCATCCAAAAATATCCGACAGTTCAACCTCAAGTTAGGTCAGGATATATTGGAAAGGATATAATCAACTGGATTCTGTTGGGAATAAAGACATTTATCGAAGGCACAAAGCAGATTGTGGACGTGCAGGTGAGATCGGAATCTTTCTAAGTAACCAGAGTTAACTAAATTAAATAACATAAACACATGAGCAAAAACACAATTCTATATACCGTAATTGCACTCATTGGGGTTATTGCTCTGGTTGCTTTAATAAATCCAACTCCTTTAGGCGGTTTAGTCCATACTACATTCGAACATTTTGTTCAAGGGATCTCTCTTGGTTCAGGCAATATTGTTGGATGTACAAGGGTTCGAGATACCGATAAAGCTGGTTGGAGTTATATTACCTATCTTAACGGTGTAGCTACCGCTACAGGTGGGGCTTCGGGAGCATTTAATATCCCAGATGCGTGTCTTAATAGGTAGAAAGTCATTTCTCCGCTTTGCCCTTTGCTTTTTTAGCAGAGGGTAAAGACGGGGGAGTGAATAACTAATTAAAAAAATATGAAAATAAACATAAAGACAATCGTAATATCAGGAATAGCTTTAGTGGCTATTTTATCAATATCTGTATATCAATCAGAGAATGTAGTCCAAAATGTCGTTAATGAAGTCGTTAATGAGGTAATGGGTGGAGCAAGTCAAGCTGTTGGAAGTTATAAGGTTCTTACAAGCGCGCACCATCAAGTTGTCGTTACTGGCCCGGCAATACTTCATAAAATAGTAATGGGGACAAGTGGAGATATAATTTCTGTTTTTGATAGCACGACTACTCCGGGAACTTCTGCTGTCTTTCATTTAACAGCAACTGGTGTAGTTGATGCTGATGTAGAAACCATATTCGCAACAGGAATAGTCGCAAATGTAACAGCAGGAACTTCAGCGACTCTTATTTGGTCGCCAAGATAAATTATGCCATCTGGAAAATACAAAAAAACATATAGAGAAGTTTTTGGAAATTGGAACGAAAACAAGATTTAAAAAAGGAATTACCCCGTGGAATAAAGGGAAAAAAGATATTTATTCTGAAGATACTTTGAAAATGATGAGCAATGGAAGGAAAGGAAAAAAATGTCAGAAGAACATAAAAGAAAAATAAGCATTGCATTAGGTGGAAACGGAAAATCAAATAGAACCAATAAAAGATATTATCACAATAATAATAAAAAATACAAGCAATGGCGTTCTGATGTTTTTACTCGTGATAATTGGACTTGCCAAACCTGTGGAATAAGAAGTAAATCAAGTGAGATAGTTTATTTAGAGGCACATCATATTAAATGTTGGGCTAAATATCTAAAATTAAGATATATTGTTGGTAATGGAATAACGCTTTGTAAAGAATGTCATAATTTAACAAAAAATTATAAATATAGAAATAATTAGATATGTCATTTCAATTAAACGGAGGAGAAAACTTTTACATAAATCGCCAGTTAGAAGACCCTCTTGATACGAATACTTATTATGTCCGTGCTTACATAAGAAAAGCATCGGACGATAGTTTGATTGATACGGTTGATTTGGACGACAAAGGCGATCAAAGATTTAGAAAGGTTTGGCATGTCCCGAATTATACTGACCATACTTGGATTACAATAACAACCAGAGTTTATACTGATTCAGGATATACGACAGAAAGCAATTTATATGCTCGAGAAGAACAAACATTCTTAATCCAAACACGCTGGAGTCGTGCGTTTGGTAGCGGAGGAGGAGCAGATGTTGACTATAAAAGAATTAAGAAACTGATTAAAGAAGAGGTGGAGAATATAAAGTTTCCTGAACTTCCTGAACCAAAAATCATAACAAAATATAATACAGTTCAAGAAAAGATAATTGTAGATTTATCGCCACTTACAAAACAATTAAAAGTGATTAGTGAAAGCATTGATATTATTAGAAATAAGAAAGACAAAGATGTCAATTTTACCCCTGTAAGCAACGAAATTAAGGCACTTGGGGATATGTTAGTAAAGACCATAAAAGTAGCACCAGAAGCCGATTTGACCCCTATTTTAAGGGCAATAGATGGCATCTCTACCTCTTTATCTACTGAAATGGGCGATATTAAGAAAAATACAGAAAAAGAGGAAATTGTCGTTGATAAGAGAAAAGAAAAATTATTAAAAAGAAGAAATGTATTTTTAGGCAAAACGCAATTAAATAGAATATGAAGAGATTTTTACCAATTTTTATTTTATCCGGACTTCTAAAGTATTTTTTCAGATTGCCGACGCGTATTAAAGACGCTTTGTTTGGAGAAACAATAAGACGACTTGATTTACTATATTTAGACGGAACGACAATGAAACCGCGAGGAAGCTGGGATTTAAACATAGGTGCCGGTTCTTATTACGGAGATGGTTCAACTTTAACAGGAGTAATAACAGCAGAATCAGATCCACTCGCTTGGCTCAAAGCCACCGCCCAAACAGGTCTCACAGGCGATAAGACAGGTTCTTTTAACCTCACCACCACAGGCACTCTCTCCGCAGGACAAGTGGCTTTTAATGGAAATGCGATAAATCCTATTTATGGAATAAACGCTATGTGGACTACTTCTCAAGCTAATGCGATTGGAATAAATTCTGGGATAATTAATACTTATAATGGTACTCTTGTGTTTTATACCTATGGACTTTCTTTTTCTTCTACTTGGGTTCCTACTATTGGAGGTTCGCACGGTGGAACTAATTTTTTAAATTATGGAGGATACGGATTAACAGGTATTACTCTTAATACAGCAGAAACCAAAGATTATGGCATAAATTCTAATTATGGTTATTTATCTACTTCACAATTAACAAGTGCTACTTCAGGTGGTGGAGTGGCACAAATAACTAATAATTATAACTTTTATGCTGATACTCCTACACTTAATACAAATAGTGTAATAACTAATGGATATGCTTTTTATGATGAAGGACAATATATTGATGCCACAAAAACACCTAACGCTTGGGGATTAGGAATAAATACTCCAAATAATTATATCAATGGTTCTTTGAGGATAGGTTCAGCAGTTGCTCCAACAGAAGTATTAGATGTAACAGGCAATGCTTTAATATCAGGCACTCTCGGAGCAGGGGCGATAACTGGAACTTCTTTAATTAAATCAGGTGGAACATCAGACCAACCCTTACACGCAGATGGGAGTAATACTGTTATGCAGAAAGGTTCGGCTGCTGTTAGTTGGACTAATGCTTCTATAGACACCACTACAATCACTTTTCCTGTTGCGTTTGCTTCTGCCCCGATAGTTGTTGCAACATTAGTTTATACTCCGAGCTATACTCCAGCGGCTCAGGGGTATTACATAGTA